GTAGAGCCTTCAGCAATAACTAATGTTTGTTTTTCACGAATTGCGTGCCCAGCGATAGTAATATCATCTCCAGATACAGATACACCTTCGTAAGATAAGTGTAATCTTCCTTGCTCTGACCATACTACTTGATCAGAAGTCATTGGCATTTCAGCACCAACCATACGTAAGAAAGAAGAAACAGTACGGTCACCGTATCTTTCAACTTCTGCTTCGTATAGGTCTGGTAAAAATTGCTGAGACCAGTCATTGTCACCTCCTGTAAAAGAAAGGTAGTTTGTTGCTAATGTTTGTTTTTTTGGTGCAGGAATTGCGTTTAAATTTGCTCCACCAGTTGGGATTGTAGCCATTGTAAATTTTTTAAAATGTTATTTTTTAAGTTTAATTCTAAGTTTCGAACTATCATCCCCGCTAATTGCTTTTACTTTTATTCCTCCGGTTTCAATAATGCCTTGGCTTGTTTTTCTAGGGTCCATGTTAATATTCTTGGCCTCCGTTGAAATTTGCTTTACAGCATCAGCTTTACCTTGCTCGTAAAAATGATTAACAATTGCATCCGCGTTATTCGCTACAAATAGTGCTTTGTGGTATCCACTAGCGTCTGATAACATATTATTTTCATCTAGGAACTTTCCTATAAAATTGTTTATGTCACTTTGCTTGTCTTTAACACTTTGAGCATCTTTAACATTAAAACGATATTTTTGTTCACCTACTTTAAAATCAAAACCTTTGAAATTGTCAGAAAATAAACTATCTGTTTTATTTTTAAAATTCTCTATTTGTTTTTCTTGAATAACCCTTGTTTCAGATTGTTCTTGGTTATATCGATTAAAAAAGTCAATCGCTTTTTGTTGATCAGGCAATAACTTTGAGTTCAACTTGACCTCATCGTAATATTTTGCTTTTGATTCTTCCAAAAATTGTTTGGCTTTTGCAATCTCTTCTTTATATGCGAGTTTTTTTCTTCGGATGTCTCGCTCCTCGTCTAGATCTTCGTCATAAGAAAAATTGTCTTCAATTAAGAATTCAATCTCTTCTGGATCTAAGTGTGATTTTGTTTGTTTGTAATACTCTTGAAGTAATGATTCAGGCGATAACTGATCAAAATCAGTGTTAAGCCTTACATAATCTTCTAAGCTTCCCCCTGTTTCATTCATAAAGTCTACAACCTTTTGAATATTTTCAGGAAGTTCTATTCCGTTATCTTTTGACTCTTGAATTACCTCTTCCTCAGTTGTTTCTTCTACAACCGCCTCTGGTTCATCTGTGTCTTCTAATGCTTCAAGTACTGGTTCTTCAGCTACTTCTTCATTAATTTCTTGCAGTTCTTCTTCGGCTTGATCGGAGATTTGCTCTTGCTCTTGCTCTTCATCTTGTACTTCATCTTGAGTAGTTTTTGGTTGACTCAAATCTACTTTGTAAACGCCATCGTTAGTCTTTGTGTCTACTCCTGCAGATTCAAGCACTTGAGTTTCTTTTTCTGCTGCTGTTGGTGTTTCATCAACAACAACTTTTGCGGTTTCTTCTGACATGATATAATATTATAAAAGTTATGCAGTTTTAATTATTTAGGCTCAAACTGCTCAAAGCCAAATCCTCCCATATTATCAAATCCAGCGGATTCAAAGTTTTTAGGAGCTTTATTATTTTTACGCTGATCAATTAATTCTGATTGTTGAGAAGCTTGNAATTTTGTTCGTTTATCTTTGCGATCTTCTTTATACTTCTCTTTATCATTAATCACTTGTAAATCCATTTCCTTAAGCTGCTTATTAAGCTCAAACTCATACTGCATAAGCTGTTTCTTAAGCTCTGCTTCTTGTTGCATTTTTTGCAAATCAAGATCTGCTTGTGTTTGATTCAAAGAAGATTTTATTTGTGCTAAGCCTTGTTCTTTTTGTAATTCAGCCTGTGCAGCAGCTTGAGCGGCTTGAGCGTTAGACTGTGATTGCATCTGAATATTTTCTTGCTGTATCTTTCTGTCTTGATCAAACTTTTTCTTACGTCTTAATTTAAGTAACTGATTAGCTAGCTTTAAATTCTTTACTTCTCTAATGTCAATTGCATCTTCTAAATATATTTGTTCTTTAGATAATGCCATTTGAATATTATTTTCTAATAATTGCTTTTCAGCATCATCAGGAGCTAAGTCTAAGAATATNCCGAAATCATGTATATGTAAATCTTTAATTTCAGCTAACGTACTTACATTNAATCTACCGATACCATGTATAAAAGAATTTCTAGTATTAGCATACTCAATAACATCAGATAATCTTAGTGATATTGCTTCTGCTGTTTTTAAAGTTAAATATAAGCCAGCTTGCAATATGTGTCTTGTTGCTGTGTTTGAATTCGCTGCTGCTAATTTTTGTATTCCTACTAAAGCATTAGCNTCTGGNGTAGATCCATCTCTTGCTTCATTTAATCCAGTTACATCTCTTATCATTTGAAGATAGTAGTTGTAAGAATTAATTAAACTAGATATTTTAGCATTACTTCCGCTAGACTGCAGTTCTTGAACAGGTATTTTACCGTGATTAAATTCACCGTCGCCGTTCATAGATCTACCAATAACAGAACCAGTTTGGAAGTACATATTTAATGCTTCCTGCGGATTGTAGTTTGTTCCGTTTCCTAAATCAATTTCAGCAATCCCATCAGCATCAAGATATACTCCATCAGGAACCATTCTTGAAAGAACTTGTTGTAATTTTAAATGAGTAATCTGAATCATATCAGCAAAAGTTGTCATTCTGCTAACCAAAGATTCGATTCTACCGTTATACATTCTAGGAGCAACGATGTTATAAGACATGTTAACCTTAGTCGTATCTGACTTTGGTCTAACCATATTCTCAGCAAGTTTCCATTCTAGCAAAGTATTTGTTCCAATAACTTTTGCTCCAGTATAAAGAACTTCAATAGATCTTTTTACTTTTTCAAATCTTGCTCTATCGTCTTTCGGCGGATTAAAGCTATCATCTTTTTGAATTGCTTTTTTACCTCCTGTTGCGGTTTCTTTTAACTTATATACTTGATTCTTGTACGTTTTCCATTCAAAGTACATTACATAAGCATACGATCTATCTTCTGAATCAGTTGCGCCGTTTCTCTTTTTATATAAAGTTCCAGCGTTACCAGTACCTTCTATTTCTTGAATTTCTTCGTCAGTTAGGTTAGGATATTGTTTCTTTAACTCTGAAACAGCAACTCTTCTAATTTCACCTACATAATATATGTCATCAAAATAAGGAGACTCAGTGTAAGAATAAACTAAATCTTGAGGATCAACATATTGTAATAATATTCCATCAGAAGTATTAAAACTATTTTTAACGCAACCAATACCAATTACGGCTACATCGTAATCTACTCTTTTCTTAAGTAATTCATATTTGTTATGGGACAATACATTGTTGATAGCCTCTTCTTGAGCTATTTCAATTGCTTGTTTGTAGTCAAGCTGCATATGTAAAGAAAGCTCATCTTCATTTTCAGGAAGCTTGTCAGGATCGTTTTTCATAACGTTTATNCCTANCTTCTCTTGTATTTGAGCAGCAACNTCTTTGGTACGCATATCTTTTATGATACCNTCTATATACTCAGTTTTAACNTGTATAGAATTAGGGTCTTGAGAATATGCTTTAATATCAAAAGCTCTTTCGCCGATACCGTTAACCACGATGTCTACAAACTTTGGTATAATTGGAACTGGTTTCCAATCTAAATTAAGATAAGAAAGATCACCATTAATGGAAAGCTCGTCTTTATACTTTTGTATAGACTGCTCTCCTCTAGCATATAATCTTAACTTATGAAAGTTGTCTCTGTTTGCGTAATATCGAGAACCTCCCGAATCACGTTTGAACCACTCCGATTCAATAGCTCTAGCTACTTCTAAACCAAATTGTGTGCTTGATTTTTCAGCATCTGAAACCGACTGGCTCGGAAATATACCGCTTGGTAGTACTTTTGACATCTATTTTATTATTTGTGAGAATGTTCCTTCGTTATTGTATTTTTTAAACCCAAAGTCTAATACTTTCTTTTGTCTTTCCGCTGTAGGCGCATACAAATGTCTATTGCAAGCCATTATAGCTAACCCTGAGCTTATAGCAGCATCAAATTTTGTTCTATTGTTTATATCAAACTTAGCCCAATCATTCAATGTTACGTTAAAGTATATATTACCATAATTACCGTCGTTTTTAACTCCAACGTATTGTGATATATATGTTTCTATTGCAGCAGCGTGAGCTTGCTTAATATCTTCACCGGAGTTTGGTATTCCTCCAATTTCTTTTTCGGTTACAGAAAGCTTGTTCCATGTTTTATCAGGTCGTGCCATTGAGTAGCCTCTGTATCCTCTTCTTTTTAAATAGTATAATAATCTAGGCTTGTTATTT